TAGAATCTGTTATCTAAAGGATTAAGTTCAACTGTTGTTGCGTCAAACCTCATAAAGTTACCATCAAAATTAGGAGAAATAAATAAATCATACATTAATGGATTATTCATAAACCAAGAATAAGGATTATTAGATGGATTTTGTGCCTGTGTTCTCATAACAAGAGAAGGTGTACCCGCTGGGTAATTAACTAAAGCCCCATATGTGTTATCAAATCTACCCATCATAAATGGAGGTAAGACACCAAATCTTTCTGGTTGTACAATATCTCCTACTGTTTCACCATTACTTGTGGTATCATCAAAGAAATCATCACCTTTTCCATCATTAGCAGTATATACCGCCTCATAAGTATATAAATTTAACTCACATAATGTGCTTGATTGTGTTGGTATTATGAATTCTGGAAAATCGCACTCAATATGTGGCATTAGGGTACCTGAATCACTTGTTACTGTATCTAAATTTAATATACCCTTATTATTAATACCATATATATTAAATGCTTGTTGTCCATTATTTAGTACTCCACTATCATAGAGAAGACCTGGATTAAAATATTCATTACCGACAATTAATTGTTGTAAAATACTATCATTATCCTCCTCAAATAGAACCGAGGACTCTTGATACATTTCAATATTTTGTTGAAATCCAGCCTCAGTAATAACATTAGGTAGATTACGCGATAATAACCATTCCCTTAATTCTTGAGTAGTAGTCGCCTGCGGCACACCATTTATTATTGTATTATCTATATTAAGTGACATATATCCTTTTAGAATAAATATTTTTAATTAACTTTTATTAGGGTAAAAAACATTACAATCCACTAGTATTGTCTCTAAGTGTTACCCTCTGTTCTATTTTATCGGTTAGTTCCTCTAAAAAGTACGAATCTCTAAGTAAGTCTTTTTTGAAGTCGCTACCTTCAATATCCACATTTACACTACCGTCAACTCTTCCACCGACTTCTACTCTTATAGGTGTCTTTTGTGTTTGTAACATTAAACTATTAAGACTCTGAACCACTCCTTCTAATTGTGCAACATTATCTCCTATGGTAGCAGTATCTAAACTTTCCCCTAGGGTATACATATTTTCTGCTAAAAGAGCAACACCTTGACCTGCCTTTTGTAAACCAACACCCATATCAGATATGGTTTGTAATACTGCAATTCCTGGGAGTGCAAATAGAGCCGCAGCACTTAAAGCTACTAAACCACCCGCTAACCCACTTAATTGACCTAGTGTGGGTAAGTTTGATAGGTCTACCTGTCCTAATGTGCCTAATTGCTTTATTATTAGACTTATCCCGGCGGAGGCTATACCGATTCCCGTCCCCACCATTAATAAGGCCGCACCAAACGCCAACATTATACCAGCGGCAACTGTTCCAACCCCACTAACCGCTAAAGCGGTCATAATACCAATTAAGACACCAAAAGCAATACCAATACCTAACATCGCTTGTTTCATAAAGGTTAATTTTTCTGTGTCTAAATTTTTTATTGATTCTGCTAAAGCAGCAAATCCTTTTGTTGCGAAATAAACACCAGCACCGACGGCCATTAATGCAACCCCAATAGAAGCAATTACCACCGCGGTTCCCATTAATCTTGCTCTAGCACCTGTTCCAGCTCCTCTCATTTGAGAACCTGAGGCTCCTCCATCCATAGTATTTTTCATTCCTGCTGCTCCTCCCATACCAAGCATACTTCCCATTCCACCCATAATTCCTGAACCTACTCTAAATCCTGCTCCCATAGATACTCCGGCAGCAAACATAGCGGAGGCCCCGAATAGTAGGGCCATACCTATAATACCTTTGGCCATACTTTTCTTTTGTTCATCTGTAGCATCCGCAAATCTATCTGTCCAGTCTTTTGCTATCTCACCTACCATTTCCAAATATGGTAATAACGTCATTTGTAACATCTTAACAATGGCGTCGAGATTGTCTTTGAACGTCATTTGTAACTTAGCCATTTTCTCCATACTTACATCTTGAGCCCTTAACCATTCTACGTCCTGTTTACTAACTTTAGATAGGTCTTTCTTTTCTCCTCTAACCTCAATAAACATTCCTCCCTCTTCATCAAACTTCGTTAGTCCACTTAAGTATGAGATATCTTTCGGTGCGATGGATGCAGTAATTTCAGATCTTATTCTTGCATCTTGTGCTTGTTCTCTAGCTTGTACTACTAGGTCGTCAAATGATTGTCCTGTTATTTTGGCCAACTCTCTTAGACGGTCTAACTCATTAGCTGTTAAATCAAAAGTCCCTGTTCTTTTGTTGAACACTCCAACCCCTATTGTTGCACCTAAAACTTCTTCCGTAAAACCAGCCATATCATTTCTTGCTTTAGACATTAACATAAATGGATCACCTAGTTTACCCATTTCACCCCCTAATACTTGTAATGCCGCAGCTGCCTCAATTGCTCCTTCAGGTCTCATAACCTTTTCTGCAAAACCTGCAAATGCGGACATGTCTTGTCTCATTCTTTGTGTTAGTCTAGTTGCTTTGTTAAGGTCGGCTAAACCTCCTCTAAACCTGTATTTGGTCATCAGTTTAAGATTTTTAGCCATATTTTTCACATATGTGTCTGCATCTAAACCGTATTTTTGGGCTGTGTTAAATATCTTTTCGAACTGATTGGCTGATTCTTCGGCCCCTATACCGAATAACTCCATGTCCGATGCAAAACCTCCTACATCTCCGAATAGTTTGGACATTACAGCAAATCGTTCCATTTCTTCTTCGGTTAGTATCGCCACAGTTCCGGTACCTCTAGCTAAATCACCTTGTATTTTAGCAATCTCCGCCAAACTAACATTAAATCTTGCCGCATACATTGCTGAATTAAGCATATTTGCCCTAAATATCTCGGCAGAACCTGCGGTAAGACCCATACTAACACTTGTTGTCCTAATCGCCTTATCCACTTCTAGATACATGTTAACTAACTTTCTTACTCCAAATATTTCATTGTAAAGAGCCTTAACTCCTTTTTCAACTTCTTTTGTTAAAGCTTTTCTAACACTAAGAGTTTTCTTTAAGGTTTTAACTTCTTTATCTAATGTGTTTAATTTTTTCTTTTGGTCTTTGTTTAGTTGTCTAAGATTTTTTTCAGCCTCTTCACTCATCTCTATTCTCTTTTCTTCGAGATCGAGTATCATTTTATTAGTTTCTGCGAATTGTTTTTCAGCCTCTTGTAGTAATTGAGTGTATTCGTAAAGTTGTTTTCTGGCCTTTAGGTGTGCGGAAACACCATTATTAACCCTCTTCTGGTTATCAATCATCCACTGCATCAACTCTCTTTGTTGTTGAAGCTCGTTTATTCTTTTATTTACATCTTCTGCCATATCTTAATTAAAAACCTGCTGTTTCTTTCTTAATCTCACCAACTGTTATATTTAATGTACCTAATGTGTTATTGTCTTGTAATACTGTTACTTTATACTTTTTGTCGAAAAATACTTTTTCGGTGCCCCGTGAAAATAACATTCTTAATTTAGCATCTGATGGCATTCTTATCGTTTCTCCCTGTGAAGTCTTTGCTTCAACTAATTCAAACCCATTATCCATCATCCTAACTTTGTATTTCCATAAATCTCCCGCATGTTTTCTTAAATAACCAACATATTCATTAGATGTACTTAAAAACGTTTGTGGGTCAATATTTCGTCTTGTAGTGCATTATAAATTGGTAAAATGTAGTGGTCATCAATCAGGGTGTCTGTTTTACCACTCAAACCTCCACCTTTTGAAGATTGTTGTCGCGAACCTCCTTTATAAACATATCGTGATGTAACATCCATAATATGGATTGTATTTTGTCCAGTATTCTTACCATCTAAAGATACTGTACATGGATATTTTCTACCTATAAAGATAACATCCTGGTCATCGTTAAGATGAATTAACATCATTTTAGGGGTTTCTATCTCTTCTACTTCTACTTCCTCATTTAGAATAGGTTCCTTAAAACTAATCCTATACTGAGGATAATCTTCCTTTAGTCCTTCTAAGAACATATTAAAAAATAAAATTAGGTTTATTAAATCATTATCTGTTAGAACACCTACATATTTACCAAACACTTTTTTGAATTTTGGTTTTACGAGTCCTAGTAGTTTTTTCTTTTCTTTTTCTATTTCTTTATCTAGGATATTTCTCATTTTTTTATCTTTCTTTTGAGCATCCTTTGCCGTATTGAGGTCCATAAGTTGTTTAATACTCTCACTATAGGTCTCAACTAGAATATCTTTAATTCTAATAAAGTTTTCATATGTTATTTCTGTTGATGGTTTATCAGTAAATTGGATGTTGTACTCCGGGAATTGTTTTTTCATCCTTCTAAGAATAGGTCTTATACTCTTTCGAAAATGTGGGACAAATTCGTCATTAGCATTAATCATAATACCGACAGATTTGAATAAGTCTACTATTTTTTTATTTCTATTTCTTAAATTTGTAGTGTCTCCATCGTCTGTTTTTTCAGACATTTCTGGTGTGTCTACCGATATTGTTTGTCCTTGGTCTGTTAGACCCATATAATTTGCACCCTGAGTAGTAAAAGGTGTATTCTTAGGTATCATCCCTGTGGGTGTCTTTATATCGTTAGAGAAGGAGTATTGAAGGGTAAAAGGTCCTGTTTTATAGTGATAATCTAAAACAACCTCATTCACTAAACCTTGGCTAATTGGAGTGTCACCTATTGCCTTTCTTAAAGCATCTGTGGCCGCCATACTAGCCTCCATTCCTTTGGCAAACGTCTCTGTTCCTTGATTAACCCCTACGGAACCGGAATTAGAATCAACATCGACCCCTGTAATAGTACTTGTAATTGGGTTTTTATTAACGGTAATCGGTGTTTGTTCACTTAAATAAGTGGGTTTTAATCCCATTAATTCTTTAACTCTATTATATTGTCTGGTGGTATTGTCCAAAATCTTTTTTATTATAAATATCTTATATAAAAAAAGAAGAGGAGTTACCTCCTCTTCATTTTAGCGTTGGCTGCCTTCTGTGCTTTATTTTTTTCTTCGATTTCTTTTTGTAGTAATGTTATGTAAGACCTTCTTTCAAATATTGGCATTACCATAACATCTGCCCTACTAAAACCAGCGTGATGAACTAAAACATAGATTTCTTCAAAAAGAGCTTGTTTATAATTCGACGTTAGGCCAAAAAAATCGGACTGTGATGGGAATGAGACTGCGAA